GCAGCAGAAGCAATAGCAAAAAATGCAGACGCACTTTCTCGGTTTAGGGCTAAGGAAGCAGCAGAGGCTGCAGCAGCAGCAGCAGCAATAAATGCTAAGGGAAGAGTTGGAAGAAAATACGGCGGAATAATTCCTAAGTATCTTGCTTCTGGAGGATTTCCTAGAGGCACAGATATCATTCCAGCAATGCTTACTCCTGGTGAGTTTGTTATGAGCAAGTATGCAGTTGAATCATATGGTGTTGAAAAAATGAAGGCAATCAACTCTGGCTCATACGAAGGCGAGAAGGTGTATAATTATAATCTAAACGTCAATGTTAAATCTGATGCAAATCCACAAGATATTGCAAGAGTCGTTATGACACAAATTAGACAGGTTGACTCACAAAGAATTAGGACACAAAGAGACTAAATGGCTACAGCAGCGTATTTAACAGGTAGACGTAGGTATCAGCGCCCCCAAGCCCTGTTGTGGTCTGAGAACCCTGGCACACTGGTTAATGGGGTATACCTACCAACTGGCTATGAAGTCCAAGGCAACTTTGATGCATCTGCTAATACAAGTTTAATTAATCAATTTCTTATTCTTTCAGACCATAATCGGGGGGAATTAAATTTTACCCCAACAAGAATAGAGCAAAGACAAAGAACCATTAATGGACGTATGCGTTCATACCATATAGCAGATAAACTAACAATGTCTGTTTCTTGGACTAATCTGCCATCAAGATCATACTATCAAGATGCAGGGTTTTTATCTACTGGTTTATCCCCTGAAAAAAATACAACTAACGAGTTTACCTCAGATGGTGGAGCAGGTGGAGTAGAACTGCTTGACTGGTATGAAAACCATAAAGGACCTTTCTGGATGTTTCTAGCATATGATAAGTATTCAAACTTTGGCAAGGCTGATGCAGATTATGGAAACCTTGCTAAGTATAATCAAATTATTCAGGTTTATATTGCAGACTTTAATTACTCTGTTGTAAAACGTGGTGGCTCAAACCACGATCTTTGGAATATTTCGGTATCGCTGGAAGAGGTCTAAATGTTTGTTAGTGAGACATTAAAGACACATCTAGAAACATCTTCAACAGTACAGTTACAGTCATTAGTCTTGGCTGAGTGGAACATGAATATGCCAGATAATATATTTAAACTTGGAAACTACAGATACAGACCAACGGGATCAGATGTTAAGTTTAGATCTTTGCCACTTACTTTTGACCCACTAGATGCTGGTAATTACTACACAGGGGCAACTGATGCTGATGTTGTTGTAGACGGAGGGTTTGATAACTCTGGAGTTCCACAACTGTTTACATCAACTAAAGAAAAACTAAAAATGATTTATTCTTTAGAGGATTGTGTAAAACCTTTTAGACCACGTTCTGGAATTAACAAAGCGTCTTACTTTAATAATAGATATCTTGCAAACTCTGGAGAGTCTATTGCACAAAGACCAAGATACTATATGGCATCAAGGTATGATCAGTTTAGATATTGGTCATCATTTAGAACAGAGAACAACCTTGAAAGAGGAGTTGCTAAGAATATATCAAATGGATTAAACTATATTGATGATGCTGTTCCATTTGTAGTTTATAAAGAAAATGTTCCAGCAAATAAAATTATTGTAAAAATGCAAACAAATGTTGGCACTGTTAATATGGGCACCATGATAACCCAGTCTGGATCTTTAGGAGATCCACTTTACGGAGTAGAAAATAAAACAACTCCAGTAAGATGGAAGATTCAGTATTTAGATAGAAACAGTTGGATTGATGCATACTCATTTGATCAAAATTCATTACGTAATGACGGAACACCTATTGTTCCAGAAGATGGATATGTTGAGTTAGAATATGGACTAAAGATTCCAAGTCAGTATAAAGAAAACTTTAGGTTTGCAGAAAAACTATCATCTAGTACTTTACTTCCAGAAACCTCTATTAACGGATACGCTTATCTTGTTGTAGAAAATCAAAATGAAAGAGGAACGTTCCATATTTGGAGTAGTTCAAGTAATGCATACAATACATTTACTCCAGAATACGGATGGGATCTAGCGTCTGGAATTTTGAACAGTTCAACAACCCTAGTTACAGACTTAACAAACCCAGAACTTTTTACTAATGACTCAAACAACTCTACAACATACAGAGAGTTTTCATATATTCGTGGAATAAGGGTTGTTGTTGAAACCATGAATAAATTTGACTGTACCTTTGATTTAATTGAAATGTCTCCAAGACTATTGGTAAACATCTCAGATAAGGTTATTGATTACAATATTAAAAAAATACTTTCTGACATTGGATCAACATCACTACCAGTAGGACAACTATTAGCATCAACTGGAACTATGTCTTTATTTGATGATGATCAAGCCTTTAATGAAAACAATACCTTAAGTATAGTCTCTAAATATATAAGAAAAAATATTAAGTTTAATTTCTATGAATCAATATTTGATGTTGGTGGGGACGAGTATTCTATTCCAATTAAAACATTATACTCAGAAGGATTCCCACAGGCAGACGTAACTGGAGCCACACTATCTTTAGAACTAAGAGATTTTTATTTTTTCCTAGAATCAATGCCAGCACCAAGACTTCTTACAACACAGACATCTTTAAGTTATGCAATATCTCTTATTCTTGACTATATTGGATTTAGCAATTATGTTTTTAAGCGTGTGGCAGATGAATCAGATCCCATAATTCCATACTTCTTTATTGCACCAGATCAAAATGTTGCAGAGGTTTTAAACCAATTAGCAGTATCTACACAAACTGCAATGTTCTTTGATGAATACAACAACTTTGTTGTAATGAGTAAAGACTATTTAATGCCAACAGAAGCACAAAGAGATGTAGACTTTGTGTTGTCTGGATCAAATAATCAAACAGACTCTGGCATAGTTGAAAATGCATCTTCTGGAAATCTACCAAATATTTTATCTATAGCCTCACAAGATAAAAAGATTTATAATGATGGAAAAATTAATTATACAACTAGATATATTCAAAGATCATACGGATCAATAAAGCAATCAACGATGATTGATAAAGAAAAAACTTGGATATATAAGCCGTCATTGTTGTGGGAAGTTGCTGGAACAGACTCAACCAAAACAATAAATGAACTAGCATCAAAGCAAGGAAGTTATGTTCTTGGAGCAATGCCATTAAATTCAGATATTCCAAGTACACCGCCAACTGTTGAAAAGAATGTTGTTGTGAACAACATAATTGATCTTGGAGAAAATGTATATTGGTTAACAAGAAATACTGGATACCTATATTCTAATGGAGAAATTATAAGGTATGATGCAGCACAGTACAATATAACTGGTATTGGAAATGTTTGGATTAGCGATAATCAGGAATATCAAAAATATTTTGCATCTCTTCCGTTTAATGGAAAAATATATCCAACGGGATTAATCAGACTATACTCCACGCCATACTACGAAACAGTTAATGGTGTAACAAGACTTCAGAATGGTGCTGTAGCAGACCACGGACGTGGACAATTTGGAACACAAATAACTAGCCACTATGCTGGAATAAATACATATTGGACAGACAGTAATAATGTACGTGGTGTTGACATGAAAACACAATATTTATTTACAACCCAACTTGATCAAAATGTAAGCCTGCCAGCAACTACTATTGGTGCTGCAGGTGTAAATAATGTTACTGCTAAGCAATCAACAAGAAATAGCATAATTAAAAACTTTATGGCAACAAGTGATTTGACTGATACAGACATTAATAGTTTGTTGTCTACACAAAGTGGAACAATCCAGTCATCTGCCCTTGTGTTTAATGGTCCATCATTTAAAACAACAGAAACACCACTTAATTTTGTCTCGTATGTTTACAAGCAATTAGATAATGCTTATAGACATTTTGGAACAAGAATGAGAATTATTGGAAAAATTGAAAACAATTTAACTAGAACACAGACTGCAACTGGCAGTATTCCATATTTTCAGGTTAGCGGAACCCAACCAGATCAAAACGTAAATATTGGTGGAGGCTCTGGAGGTCTTGCAGTATTGCTAAACCCAGAGACAAACAATGGATATTATTTTGAACTTATAGCATTAACAGAAGATAATATTACCCCATATTTAAAGTTAGATAAAAGCAATCAAGCAGAAGTTTCAATTAACAATGTTGTTTTTTATAAAATTAAAAAAGATGCCTCAAATACTAATGCAGTTCCAATTAAACTTTGGGGAGGCCTGTCAAAGGTAATTGTAGACGATGGTTTATTTTCTGGGCAGCAAAGAATGTCTGCAGAAGATAACTCAACAGTCTATGACCTATCTGTAGAGTATCAAGATATTGGAAAGATAAGAAGGTTTTATCTTTATATAAATAACCAACTCATCAAAGTTGTAGATGACAATGATCCTCTTCCAGTCTATAATAATATGGCACTGTTTGTTCGTGGCTCATCTAAGTGTATGTTTGAAAACATATATGCTTTATCTCAAAACTATAGTCAGAACACCTCTTTTGTTATAGGAGAAACTCTTTCTAATCAGTTTGGTAGTTCAAGTATTGATGTAAATGATTCATTTAGAAAATACGCTATGAGCGGAGTTGTTCAATCAACTTATCTTTCTGGCATAAGTTCTCAACAGCCACCAAATTATAATATGTATTTTGAAGAGTTTGGATCTATTATGCGTGAATGTGCATACTTTGATATTAAGTATGACCGTGCTTATCCAGCACTATATGCAAAATTATCTCCAACATTTAATAACATAAAGGGATATACATCTTCAGGATTTTATGCAGACTCATATGGTGCTGAGTTTTTAATCTTTAACTCAACCGATAAGGCCTTAAACTTAGATGAGACAACTGGAAACTTTTTAAGAATACAAGGAATCACATTTACACAGGATACAACACACGAACTAACTGTTGATGAATTTTTTAAGAAACGTGGAAACCTATCAGATCCAGAACTTGTAGGAAGCACACTTACGTATTCTCCATTAGTTGAAAAATTAAAGTATGATGAGATTAAATTAAGTAGAATTACGTATGGTAAAAATGAGTTTAGTATTGACAGCCCATACATTCAGACACAGGATGATGCAGAAGCAATGATGTATTGGATTATTAATAAACTGATGGTTCCAAAAAAATCTATCGGTGTTAATATTTTTTCTATTCCAACCTTACAACTTGGAGATATTGTTACTATTGACTATAAAGACTCTACTGGGATTGAGTTGGTAGCATCAGATACATCTCGTTTTGTTGTATATAATATAGAGTATGCTAGGTCAGAGTCAGGGCCAAGCATGACAGTTTACTTGAGTGAGGTATAAGAATGGTATCAGCAACCCCAAACACGCCGTCATCAGCATCTGTTTCAAACCTACTTCCAAAAAGTCCTACGAAGACCGCACCAATAGATACTGTTTTATTTAATGATGACTCAATGTCTATTGAGATAATGACTGATCTTATATTTGAGGATATTGGTGGACAAGAGTTAATTACTATTGCTAGAAATGATATTGTTAATGGTCAGCAAGTATCGTATACCCCGATTAAAAACTTGGGATTAATTCAGCAGATGTACAATCCTAATAACATTTTAAGAATACAGGCTACATCAGAAAAATATTTTAGTAACTTTTCTATAAAGTTTGAAGAAAAGGTTCCCCTTGTTGGCAATGGGCCAAATGGAACAAACGTCTATATTGAAGAGGCCACGGGAGACCTAATTATTGAAGGTGTTAATATTAACAATGATGAACTATTTGAGGTTGAAATATCCCTGGATGGTACAATATATATAGCAAACTTTGGAGAAACTACATCATGATAACTAATACTGGCAAAAATATTATTGGAAAGTATATGCTTGGTCAAGCGCCAGCATACGCATCTTACCTTGCCGTTGGTTGTGGTCCAACACCATTGCAGACTGAAGATGTTGCTGATGACTTTGCAACAAAAACAAATCTAGATTTTGAAATGTTTAGAGTGCCAATTTCCTCAAGAGGATTCGTAAATGAAAACGGTATAGATAAAATTGTACTAACAGCAGAACTACCAACAGAAGAAAGATATGAAATAACAGAGGTAGGACTATACTCAGCAGGATCTAACCCTTCAGCAGGAACACAGGACAGCAAGACTGTTTTTGCATTTACACAGGGTGAGAACTGGGAACATCATACATCTTCTGCATCTACACAAATTCCTACAGTCTCAACACCACTTGATTCAAACGATGATGACATTATTAATGCATTAGGTACAGGCTCTGGAGTGTTTCAAACTAATGCAGATAATTCTATTTTTTATAATCTAGAGCGTTCAAATAGATATGAGCGACCAAGATTTTTAAATAATGCAATATTTGTTCAAGGAAACGATTCAGACTTAAGCCTAGATGGTGGTGGTTCTGGAGGAGTTGATCACATTGTCATTGACTCTGGAAACCACATACACTTAGCATCTCCAAATGTTGACTTTACACAGAATGCACCAACAGATGAACTTAGACTTGCTTTTTCTTTAATAAATAAAGATGGAGAGTCTGCATCTGTTCCAGATACAATAAGAATTCTTGTTGACTTTGCAGGAACAGATGAAGCAAATCCATCAACATACGCTAGGTTTGAGGTTGATATTCAAGATGGTGTTGATGGTTATGATTTTGCAACCAATAGATATTTTGTTGTTTCAAAACAATTACAAGAATTATACAAGACACAAAACTTTACCTGGAATGCTGTTACTGTTGTAAAAATTTATTGCAGTGTATTTGATTCTAGTGTAAGCGGTGGAACATTTCCAACCTCTGATTACTATATAGCACTTGATGCAATGAGACTTGAAAACATAGCAACAGTAAATCCTTTATATGGTTTGACAGGGTACTCTGTTATTAAAAATGATACAGCATCAACTATTATTAAATCTCCTAACACAAATAACTATATTGAATTTAGATTTTCTATTGGTGTAACATAATGGCTGACGCTAATATTAAAAAACTTAGGGTATTAAAGTCATCCCTGCCACCAATAGATCACGATACAGAAAAGTATAATATTCGCTATAGGGTTATATCTGATGACAGAAACAGATTTTCTCATTGGTCTCCAATATATAACTCTGATGGCGTTGATGTAGTTGTAACAAGTGGTGCAGTATCTAGGGCAGGAAACATAATTACAGCCGTATGGGGAGACCAAAATGATTTTCCAGAATATGATGTTTTTGTTAAGTTTGACTCAGGCGACTTTTTTTATCATGGAAAATCAAAGGTTCATTCCTATTCATTTTTAAAAACTGGGACTACATCGGTCAGAGTAAAGGTTCAAATCATTTCATCAAAAAAAGAAATTAAGGCAGCACTAAATGTCTTTGACTCTGGCACAGTGTCTTTGATATAATATAACAGGAGGAATAAAATGGCAAAAGTACCACTACCTGAAAGAGGACAACCTCTTGATGTTACATATATATATCAGTTAGTTGAGGCAGTTAATTTTTTATCAACCCAAATATCTGATGCAACATATAACTACACAGATGTTGATGTTGTTGGTGGAGAAAAACAAAGTTTAAAGACATCTAATACAAAGTTTATTGGAAAGTTTAAGTCAATTGCAAATAACGAAACAGTAACAGCAGGTCAAGAAAAGTCTTACTCTATTGATTATTCTAACTTTAAGTTTCCACCAATTGTAACTCTATCTATTGTTAACACATCTGGAACAACTGCAGGTGCAAATACTACGGTAGTCCTTACATCTGTTACTACAACTCAGGCTAACTTTACAGTAAGATATGGTGTATCTGGAACAGCAACTGTTGGCATAAACTTAATTGCTATTGGAGTTCCTAACTAGTATGAATTGTCAAAGATGTGAAGGAAAAATGTTCGTTGACAGAATACACTCAAACATAGATCACCTAGAAACTTACTGTGTAAAGTGTGGAAATAGAAAGTTTTATCATCCACCTAGCGAATCTGCGGAGGGAAAATGGTTACTGCAAAAGGAAAAATTCAGAGCGAAGCATATAATAGCGAACCTGTAATTTCTGGCGGTAAAAAGATATGGTTCCTTAATGGAGACTTAGTAAGACTTCATCACAGTTCTAGATCAACAGGAATGGTAACTGTTTATAATATTAACAAAGATAGATTAGAAACTTGCCTACGTTCTGACTTTAGAAGAAATAGAAAAAGAGCATACACAATTGCAGAGACTGCTAAGTTAGTTAATCGTCATAGAAAGTATATGCCAAGATTAATAAAACGAGGAGTCATTCCTCCACCAGTTGGATCTAGCATTGATGGTAAAACAGGTTTTCAAATAAGAGCATATTACTCAGAAGATCAGGTTAAAGAGATTTGTGCTATACTTGCAACTATACACATTGGTCAACCAAGAAAAGATAAATTAATAACAAACAACATGACTCCTACAAGCCAAGAGTTGACAAGGCGAATGGGAGACGGTATACTTACATATACGAAGACAGAAGATGGACGATTTATTCCAGTGTGGAGTGAATCTATTTAGTAATTGAATGGGTGGATAATGGAAAACGATAACACAAAGGTATCTGTAACATTGGGATATACGCTTAATCTAGGAAATTTTCAGTCACTACGCCTTGATTTGGGTATTGTAGATTCAAAGCGTGAAGGCGAAAATGTAGATGAGGCTTTTAGTCGTGTCTATAAGTTTGTAGAAGATAAACTTACAGAGAAGATTCAAGAAGCAAAATCTGAAATCTCAGAGTAATGGCTGATCGCAAAGACCGAATGGCTTTGCTCAGTAGGTTTAACAAGTTTTACTTGCAACGGTATGAGCAGAAGTCTAACATGAATCTAAACGTTGAGCAGTGGGCTGCTGATGCCCTTGTAGAGTCATATGGCATTGCACAGTGTTATGATATTCTTGAATATTACTTTAGCATTGCACAAGATCCATCATGGAATTACTTTGCATATAATGCAGAAAAGATTATTAACGGAAAAGCAGAAGTAGAGCAAGATAAAAAAGAACGTGAAGAGCGCAGGAGATTAGCAAAGGAGTGGTTAAGTGAATAACACAGAGGCAAAGTTAATTTCTGCAGTATTACAAGACAAACAAATTCACGTACTACTACAGGCAAACGTTGAGACACTACTAAGAACTCACAACGATGTATGGAACTTTATTCGTTTGTATTCTGAAAATAATCAATGCCTACCACCAGCAGATTTAGTTACAGAAAAGTTTAGAGACTTTGAACCAGTTCCAGGTATTGGAGCAACAAAGCATCATCTAGCAGAATTACAAACAGAATATCTTAATGATAGCCTAAAAGACATCTTGCGTAATGCTGCAGGAGAAGTACAAAGCGGTAACGGTGGAGAAGCCCTTGAACACCTAATCACAAAAACATCTGAGTTAAAAAAGAATACTTCTGCTATTCGTGACATTGATGCAACAGATCTTGAGTCTGCAGTTGCATACTACGAAATGGTTCAGAAACAAAAAGAAACTGGTCAGATAGGAATTAAAACAAATCTTCCAGGTTTTGACAACTATCTTCCATCTGGAATTATGCCAGGACAACTAGGAGTGTTCCTTGCCTATCCAGGAATTGGTAAGTCATGGATGGCTTTATACTTTGCAGTTCAAGCATGGAAGCAAGGCAAGTCACCACTTATTATTTCTCTTGAAATGTCTGAGACAGAAGTTCGTAATCGTATTTTTGCAATTATGGGTGAAGGTCTTTGGTCACACAGAAAATTATCTAATGGTGAAGTAGAGATTGATATGCTAAAAAAATGGCATCACAATAAAGTTGCGGGTCGTCCAGAGTTTCACATTATCTCAAATGATAGTGGTGGAGAAGTAACACCTTCTGTTATTCGTGGAAAGATTGATCAGTACCGTCCAGACTTTGTGGTTGTTGACTACCTTCAACTTATGTCTCCAAACCAAAAGGCTGACTCTGAAACGGTACGAATGAAAAACCTTTCAAGAGAACTTAAACTAATGTCTATTGGTGAAGAAGTACCTATTATCGCTATCTCATCTGCAACACCAGATGATGTAAAAGATCTATCAAGTCCTCCAACACTTGGACAAACTGCTTGGTCTAGACAGATTGCTTATGATGCTGACTGGGTTATGGCACTTGGTCGTGCAACTAATAGTGATATTATTGAATGTGTATTCCGCAAGAATCGTAATGGGTTTATGGGTGACTTTTTAGTTCAAGTAGATTTTGACAAGGGATACTACAGGTATAAAGACTATGAAGACAAGTAACATATATACACAAGAGCAGATCAAGCGTGTTCTTGTTGGTTCTGGAGTTGACATTGAAGCAGAGTTTGGCAACGACTTTATAATCTTTTGTCCATACCACAACAATAATAGAACACCTGCTGGTGAAGTTGCAAAAGATAGTGGACTGTTCTTCTGTTTTGGTTGCCAAACAACAAAGAACCTAGAAGAATTAATAATGCATATGTCTGGACGAACATACTTTGAAGCAGTTCGTTATATTAAAAGTAAAGAAACAGAGCACGATATTGAAAAGTTAGTTAACAAAACATTAGTTGCACCACCAGAGTTTACTCCATATGACGAATTAATCTTAAAGCGTTTGCATAACCAATTGCTTGCAGATGAAAAGCCTAAGAATTATCTTAAGTATAGAAAGATTAATAGTTCTTCTTTTACAAAGTTTTCACTTGGCTATTCAGAAAAACAAAACTCAATAACTATCCCAATGCATTCACCAGATGGTATGTGTCTTGGGTTTGTTGCAAGAACTATTGAGGGTAAAGAATTTAAAAATACACCAGGACTACCAAAGGGTAAGATATTATTTAACCTGCACAGAATTAAATCATCTGGTACAGTATATGTAGTTGAATCATCTTTTGATGCTATTCGACTAGACCAAGTAGGTTTCCCAGCAGTTGCTACTCTGGGTGCTAATGTATCTAATTCTCAAATTAGATTGTTAGAAAAGTACTTCACAAACGTTGTACTAATTGCAGATAACGATGAGGCTGGTAATATAATGAAAGATAAGTTAGTTGAAAAACTTGGATCTTTGGTTACTACTATCAGACTTGATAAAAAATATAAAGACATAGGTGATATGGAAGATGAAGAAATTAAGAACTTAGAGTTCCAGTTTGACAAATCTATATCTGCTATGCTAAACTAATATAACAACACGAAGGAGAAAAATATGAGTATTGTAAAGGGACTGAAGAACATTGAAACCCTACTCGAAAAACCAAAGTATGATGAAAATGCACCAAAGGTTAAGTGGCTAAAACTTGCCGATGGACAATCAGTAAAGATCCGATTCATTGAAGAGTTGGATGAAGATTCTGCAAACTATAATGCAGAGCGTGGACTTGCACTAGTTGTTAAAGAACACACAAATCCAAAGGACTATAAGCGTAAGGCTGTAGACACAATGGAAACAGAAGGCCGTGACTGGGCAGAAGAAATGCATCGTAAGGATCCAAAGGCTGGCTGGAGAGCCCGTCTTCGTTTCTATTGCAACGTTCTTGTAGACGATGGTATTGAAGCACCATATGTTGCAATTTGGAACATGGGTATTAGCAAGCAGTCATCATTTAATACAATTCGTGAGTATGCTCTTGAAACAGGAAGCATCTCTAACGTACTATGGAAGTTAAAGCGTAATGGTCAGGGTACTGAAACCAATTACACACTTATTCCATCAGCGCCAGATAAGGAACCATTTAACTGGGGAGATATTAAGCCTTATCCACTAGAATCTGCACTACGCAAGATTCCATACGCAGAACAAGAAGCGTTCTATTTGGGGTTTGATACTCCATCTATAACTTCATCTACCAACGCAGATTGGTAATATGAACTACGTAGGCTTACACGTACATACCCACTACTCACTATTTGACGGCGTAGCAACTCCAAAAGAGTATGTTGACCGTGCTAGTGCTTTAGGTATGCCAGCAATCGCAATCACAGACCATGGTACGTTGTCTGGTCATCGTGAGATGTATCGCATGGCTAAAGAAAAGGGTATTAAGCCGATTCTAGGTCTAGAAGGATACATGTGTGCAGACATATCTGATACAAGAGATAAGTCTGAAAGAGAAGGTCAACAAGATCTTGTCTACAATCACATTATCCTTCTAGCCAAGAATAAATTAGGTTTGGAAAACCTTAATAAGATTAGTGAACTATCATGGACAGATGGTTTTTTTAAGAAGCCAAGATTTGATTTTGACATTCTACAAAAATATCGTGAAGGCATTATTGTAACCTCTGCATGTCCAAGCAGTGTTATTGTTAAAGCATTAGAAGAAGAAGAATTTGCTCTTGCCAAGAAGTATATTCAATGGTTTAAAGATAACTTTGGCAGCGATTACTATATTGAGGTAATGCCACATAACGAAGCACAAATAAATAAATACCTAATAGAACTTGCAGATGAATTTGGTATCAAGGTTGTTGTGACACCAGACTGTCATCACGTTGACCAATCACAAAGAGAAGTACAAGAGTTTAAATTGTTGCTTAACACACATGGTAAAGTAAACAAAGAAGCAACATATGAAAAATCAAAAAAACAACCAGACATGATGAAGCGACTTGACTATCTGTATGGAGAAGATCGCCAGATAACATTTAATAAGTTTGATATCCACCTTTTGTCTTATGAAGAGATGAAGGAAGCGATGGAATTGCAGGGTATTGATAGACCAGACATATACTCAAACACACTCCTACTAGCAGATACAGTAGAAGACTACGAGATACAAGATGGACTAAACCTGCTACCAGTTCAATACAAGAGCCCAGACAAGGAACTTGCTAAGATTGCTTTAGAAGGCTTACAACTAAAAGGTTTGTCAGAAAATAAAGAGTACCTAGATAGACTTGACGAAGAACTTAAGATCATTAAAGATAAGAAGTTTGCACCGTACTTCCTTGTAGTTCAAAGTATGATTGCTTGGGCTAAGAAGGAAGGAATCATGGTTGGTCCAGGTCGTGGATCTGCTGCTGGTTCTCTAGTCT